TGAATCCAAATCTATACTTTGTATTGTCCATCTTGGTCATAATGCCCACGAGAGACTTTGATTTGAATTGATGTGCTTCATCCCCAATCACCACATCAAAGTTTTCATAAAAAGACCTTTGAAGATTGTAAATAGATTGCCAAGTGGTTACTACTACTGGTTTGTCTGTATTTTTTTCTTTTCCAGAATAAATTTTATGACAATACTTTTCCGAATCCCATCCATAATCTAAAAAGTCCTTTACCATTTGCTCAACCAATGATGTAGTTGGAACAATCAATAAAATATTTTTATTATTATCCACAAAATATCTTACGATTGTATATATCATCAAAGATTTTCCAGATGCTGTTGGGGAAATTAAAAGTTTTCTATTATACCGCAAAGCATCATAAACAGCATCAATTTGATAATCTCTTGGTTGGTGTTTTGATATTTTATTCATATAATCGGAAACACCATTAAAAGAAATCATTTCGTTCTCTTCAAATGGAGAACCATAAAATTTATTATCTTTAAATTCTACTGTGTATTCATATCGTTTTGCCCAAGCAACTAATTTGTCTAAAAGACCAACATATATTTCACCAGTATGATTACTATAAAATCTTATTTTTCCATCCCAATATTTGCTTCTATATTGAGGCATAAACTTTGCACCAGGAACTTCAAAAGTAAAATAATCAAATAATTCCTGATGTATATGTGGTTCTGCCTCTACTTTTAAATATATTTCGTTCTTTTTTTGAATAATTATATTAGTCATATCCCGCAGTAAATCTCATATATTCAATGGCATTTTTGATCTGGTAGGTTCTATTTAATATTGTCTTTAAAATCCCATCCAAATAGTTAATCATCATTTGGTAGTATTCAATTTTTGATACTACTTTGATTAAGTCAGGATCTGCATCCATATACTTATCTAGGTCCGGTTTTAAAACCTTATGATCAAATGGATTATTTTTATATACTTCTGGTTCTGCTTTTCCAGAATAATATAACCATTTTTCTTTTTTTAAAATTTTATATTTATTCTCTTCCATTTTTTTAAGAAGAGTAATGTTATTATATATTTTATAATATTTTGAATGTAAAGATGGAATTTTAAGTGATTCTTGATGCAGATTGTCTGGGTCTATCTTTGAATCTTCTTCCCATAATGTTTGAATTTCATCAATGTTCATAAAAATCAATAAACAACTATGTCATATAAAGTATATTTGAATGTGACATTTGCAGTCACATAATTGATATCTTGTTCTTTAGCATTAAAATCTATAGTAGATAATGAAACTGGAAACAATCCTCTAAAATTGACTTGTGATATAGGATTGTAATTACTATTATAGATGATTAAACTTCCATCTGATTGTCCAAAGTTTGCATCTTGAACTCCTGGATTAAATTCATCAGAATTTAATAATTCTTGAAATTCAGATACACTTTGTGGATATCCAAGACCTCTCATCCAATTATGGACTTGTAAATAATTTTGTAAATTTTCATCTACAAAAAACTCAAAAGAAAAATCATCATAAGAAAGTTTATCTCCAGGAATTGGAATATCTTTCAGATAGTTTGATTGAACTGCAACTCCTAAATTTATACCTGGTATTTGTGATGAATTAGAAAAAAAATCAACCTTAGGATATTCGGATAAAATAAATTTAAATCCTACAGGGGACAAGTAATTTCTATTACTAATTTGTTTTGACCAAGGACTCGGACTCATTTTTATTTTTATTTATAGACATAAAAAAAGAGGGTCTTTTGGACCCTCCAGTATTTGTGGACCGAAATCACATAAGGTTCTTAACTTGAACTCTTCTGTAGTAACGGTTTGAGTTAGTCTGAATACGACCAAGATTGCTCTCAGGAGCAGATGCAGACTTGCCTTCAGCAAATGGGTTAGCAACAAGACCATAACGAGTCTTGAATCCGATTTTTGGCTGGAAGGTGTTCTCACCAACGGCACGAACCATTTGGAGAGGAACATAAGGGCAGTAGAAGAGACCTGCATCATAAGGGGAAGAACCCTTATAACCGACAACATAGTACTGACCACCAGTTGCACCAGAAGCTGGGTTACCAGCACCACCTGAATATGGGTCAATGTAAACTCTGTACTTACCGTTCAGAACACCAGCAAAAGTATTGCCAGTATCATCTACGTTAAGGTTTGTATTGAGTGCAGGGGTGTAGTCAAGGAGACCAGCCATTGAGAGAGCAGAAGCAACGTCAGAGGAGCACATAATGATGTTGCCCTTTCCTCTACGAGTACGCTGTGCAATTGCGTTTGCGTCTCTTTCAATTTGGAAAATCAGACCCTTGAACTTCTCAACTGACCAACGACCATTGGAGTCAATGTCAAGGTCAAAAGTACCAGCATTAGCAACGTTGAACTGAGCACCAGACTCTGCAGTCTTATAGATGGTACGGATAACTTCACGGTTGATTTCAGCAAGAATCTCGGTTGAGAGAATGTTTGCCAATTCAGCCTCAGCATTCAGACCGTGAATTGCCTTCAGGTCTTGTGCAAGCTCAAGTGAATACTCGGCTTTCAGTGCTCTGGATTTTGCAGTAACGGTGACTTTCTCAATTGAGAATGCCATCTCATTGAATGAAGCACCGGAGTCGGAACCAAGAATCTCTGCATCAGCAGTGGACATACCACCACCAACGTTGTAATCTTGCTGAGAACCACCAGCACTAAGAAGACCAGGATTGCTACCAGATTGTGCAGCAGTAGTACCAAAACCTACGTTTGCTTCAACAGTAGGATTAACAGCATACTGAGATTGATTACCCTTTCTGCCAGAGAACTGAGTATCAACTTCATCAAAGAATGCCTCGGCACCTGATTGGTTGGTGTAACGTGAACGCATTGCGAAGATAAGTCCTGTAGGACCATTCATTGGTTGAACACCTGCGAGGTCATATGCGACCAGGTTAGGCATTGAACGACGGATCAGGGAGATCAGAACAGGATCAAAACCTGCTACTGGACCACCCGCAACAGCACCACCAGAGAAACCAGCACTTGAACCAGTTGAACCAGTTGTGCTAGTTGGTGCGGTTGTTTCGCCGAGGAATTCTCTTTCCTCACGAAGGAATTTTTCTTGATTCTCCAGGAGAACCGCAGTTACCATTCTGCGATGTGAGTCTTTGATTGGGTCCAGACCTTGATAATCAAGGAGTGGTGACCACTTCTCCTGCAGATGCTCTGCATTGAACATTTGCATTTTTTTTACCTCTTTAAAAAGTTTTAGTTTGATCGTTTATAATGTAAAAATCACTTTTTAGAAACTCTTCCAAGTGCATCAAGATAGTAGGCCATTGACCCTGAAACTTCTTGACGATACTCCATACCTTCTGAGATATAATCTGAGTTGTCTATTTGAGCACCAGTATATCTTGGGAAATAAGATTCCCTTAGAGTTACTAGTTTCTCACGATAGTCTGATTCACTATCAAACTCAACATTTTCGGCAAGAGAAGCGAGTTTGTCTTTCTGGGAAAGAGCAAGACCATCAGTAACTTCGGCAAAGATTACATCGGTAACTGATTCGGCTAATCTCTTATTTAGAGCAACATTTCTTTCAATTTGCTCGTTGAGTTTTGTCTCCATTTCATCAAGTTTATCTACCATACTTTCAATAACATCATATTTTTCTTCAGGGATTGTTACATAATGTTCTTCAAAAAGACTCTTCATTCCTGAGAGGAAGCTCTCAGTCATTTCAGTCTTAATGCCTTGCTCAATTGCAAGAGCATTTTCCTGAATCCACTCGTCAGCAACATACTCAAGGTAAGAATCAAGTCTTTCGGTGAGTTCTTCCTTAATGGCAATAATTTCTTCAGTAAGTTGCTCTTCATAATGTAAAACAACTGCTTCTTCAATTTGCTTTGTTCTAGCATTCAATGCTGCTTCAAAAACAGTTTTTGCTTTTACTCTAAAATCTTCGGAAAGTTCTTCTCCAGAAAGAAGAGCAGAAACATCTTCCTCAATTTCTTCTTCAATTTGGGCAAATGCCTCTTTCATTGCCTTTTCCTTTTTTTCATCCTCATCTTCTTCGTCCTCTTCATCACCTTCTTCGTATTCATCTTCATCTTCTTCATCTTCTTCGTCCTTTTCGGACTTATGCTTAGCTTCTGAAACTACTTCATCATCATCTTCTTCATATTCACCTTCTACGAGTTCTTCATCTTCATCTTCTTCTGAAGATTCTTTGACTGGAGAAGCCATTTTTTTCATTGCTTCTGCTGCTTTTGCACCCTTATTTACAATATCCTTAACTTGCTTAAGAGTTGTTGAAGGGTCTTTTAATTTTGCAGAGTCATCATCTGAACGATAATTTTCTGGAGTAGGACCACCAAGGTCTTCCCAACTGCCTGTTTGACCATCAGGAATTCCTGTGGTTAACTTTTGCATTGGTTCTGCTGCCTTTGCACCGGCATTTACAGCAGTTTTAGATTGTTTTGTGTCTGATTCCATTTCTTGTAAGTTTCTACCACGGGACATTTGAACTCTCCGATTTAACTAGTTTCTTAAATCTATATTTATTTATAATTTATAATTTTAATGTATAAAATCAAAGCATATCCAAAAACTTTTCAAAATGCTGTAATTTTCTCTGTTCAGTTAATTTTCTTTGTTTTACATCCTTTTCAATAATATTTTTAATTGATTCCGCAATCCAAGTTTTTTTATTGGAATCATATATCCATTCTCTTCCTTCCATAATTCCATTCACAAAAGCATCAGGAGCAGAAGGGTCTGCAACAATATCAGCAGCAGTTGCAAGCATAAAATCTTCACCAACTAAAGAATAACCTTCATTAGTTGGAATCAATGAGCCAACACCACGAGAAGAAACACCAAGCATCACACCTTCACCTAAAAGTGAAGAAGCAATTTTTCCCATTGGGGTATCAAGAATTTTTGCTTTTCCTATAAAATTATCATCTTTTCTTTCAAGCATAGTAATTTTATGGGATACTCTATCAAGATTTAAAGTTGGTCCATCTGGATGTCCCAATTCACCAAGAGCACGACCTTTAGCAATAAAATTTTCATTATATCTTTTGACTTCTCTTTCAAGAGTTCTCATTTCATAGAGTCTTTTATTTCTATTTGGTCTATTTGCCTGAAGAAAAACACCTTCAATAAAAAGGGATTTAACTCCATTTTTTTCTTCGGTAATTACTTTTACCTTTTCTATTTCTTCTGTGATAAGTTTCATTGGATTAACCACCTGCGATTTGAATTTCTGTGATGTGAAGTTTTCCACTTGCACCATAAGCAGCAACTTTTGTTACTCTTCTCAAAACACCAGTGGAAGTAGTTACTGGTCCTTGACTTGAAGTATTCCAAGTAAGAGTAATTACTCTATTAAATCCACCTGTTCCAGCATCATTCGTTGCATCAACTGATGCAACAGTTGCTGCTGTTGTGTTAATTCCTGCGGGAACAATACCAGTAAGTTCAACAATATCACCAGCAGAAAAATCAGAGAAAGTACCTTCTGGTAAAGTCACAACAGTGGTAGTTCCAGTAGTTACACCAACAATAGTTTGAGTGACTGCGGTATCTTTTAAAACAAGTTCAGTTCCAGCCTTCACAAAAATACTAGCACTCGTAGAAGTACTAATTGTTGGGGTTGGAGCAACCTCAACATAAGCATCTTGTTCTGGAACAATTCTCAAAAAACCAGACCTCAAAGCAATTGGATTACTGGTTACTGCTGCACCAGTCATCGTCAATGGCGTAATTTTTTGTACAATCTTATATACGGACATTGTAATAATTGGACTATATTAGTTATTTATCAATATCTAGTATTACCTACTAATTTCTTCCCAGTCCATAGACCCGTGAATATCTGCACCATTAGCATCGGAAGAAGCAACGAGAGAAAGTTCATAAGGTGTCCCATTTAATGCATCTCTTTCTAACTGAAACTTGAATAATGCCTCTTTAAGAATATCAACCGGTGTTGAACCTTGATTAGACCCGTACAAATATCCAGATGCTAATATTCTTCCACCAGTATAAGTTCCACCATCAATTTTATATTCAACAGAACTATCAAGACCAGCATCATTCCAAGTTCCACCAACAGATGTTCCAGATGCTCTTACTTGCCAGTTATAAGTTGCATTATTTGTAATACCAAGAATTGAAAGTGCAGTTAGAATTACAATTGCATCCAATCTATTTGGTGTTGCTTTAAGGCGAATTGATATAACTGTATAATAAGTTCCTGCCGTTGTTAAATCGACTGGTGTTTGAACAGGTGTTCCAACTGCTTGTTGCAATCCACGAAGTTCATAACCACCTTCTGAAATTACCGAAGAACAAACTTGTTTAAGTGTGCTTGCACTGGTTGTAATTCCTGTATTTGCAATTTCATATCTTAATGGTAGTGATGCTGTTGTGATATAAGTTGTATTGATAATATTTGCGTGATGGAATGAATGGCAATGGATAAACTTACCATTAACTACAAATCCTAATCTTACGGTTCCAAGTCCCAACCACTCAATATCCATCCACATAATCTGTGCTTTGGAAATATCTAATGTGACACCAGATGGATTGAGATGTCCAGCACCAAGCATCGTATCAATATTCCAGTCTGCTTGTGCTACTCTTGTTTCTGTTGTAATTCCTGGAACATATGTTCTTTCTACAAAATATAAATTAGTTTCATCAAGTTCCAAATACATTCCATTATCTGCACCAAAGTATCCTACTCTTTGACGAAGATTTGCTTTTGCTGGGTTGAATACAAATGTATTTAATGTTTGTAATGATTTTCCTGGTTGATACGAAAATACTTTTGTAGTTTCTCTGATGATTGATGCAGTGCTTCCAACACCAACAGTTAAATTTACTAAACCTTGTGCTGTTACAAATCCAACTGTTGAACCAGTACCAACAACTAAACCACTCCAAAGATTATTATCTCTATATCTGTGCGAACTATCAAAAAGTGTAAGTGGTGATGATATTCTTTGTCTACCAAATGCGTCAGTTGCTATTGGTGGTAGAGTAACTGGAAATGGATTTGCTGTGCTGACTGGTGAATTGTTGAGATTGATTGATACTTGCCCAGTTGTTCCAATACCTACTGGAAATCTATTAACTTCTGTTACTGATGAACCAGCACTAATGACTACTACATCTGCTGGTTGTGGAAGAGGATTATGTGACATATTAAATTAGAAACCAATTTGAACCATTGTAAAAATAAGTAAAACTTTGATGATTGATAGTCATAATAACTGAACTATCATTCTCTACACTTGTTCCAGCACCTGCCTGGACTGTTATATTGTATGTAGCAATCTTATTACCCTCGTCTTTTATGATGAGTTTTTTTCCATAAGAAGGAATTTGTGGCAATACAATTGTTACTGGAACATTTGCACTTACACCAATATAATCATCAACATTCGATGCCTGATAGTAAGTGGTAATACCAGAGATATTTACAATTGTTGTGCCACCAACATCATTTGGATCAACAAACTCTGCTTGATTTGTTGTGGAATTCCATTGTAAAAATTTATTATTATAAGCACCAGAATTAGTTGCGATGCCTACAATATCATCCAAGTATCTTAATCTGGTTTCGCCACCTCCACCAACTGTTGATAGTTGTTGTTGAATACGAGAAAGAAACAGTTTGTAATGTTTCTGTAAATCGTCAAGTGTTGCGAACTTTTGGTCTAATGGAGTTAATGGGTCTTGTTGAACTTTAACATCACTTGGTTCAGCAAGAAGACCTAATGATTTTTCAATCAGGTCTTCTTTGGGTTTTTCAAGTTCTTCTTTATATTCTTCCAAAACTTCAAGAACTTCATCCAAAGATTCTTCAATTACATCTTCAATTACTTGTTCTTGTTGTTTTGGTGTCTCAGAATATAACCAATCCTCAAATGCCTTTACAGTCTTTTGTTCTTGTATTTTTTTCTTTTTTATTTCTTTTTTACTTTCTTCAAGTTTTGACAAAAAAAGAGTTTCAAAGGAGTCCCCAACTAAAGACTCCTTTTTTTCTTTTTCTATTTTTTTGCCAATACTAATGGTTTGAAAAAAATCATTTACAGAGTCTCCTACAGTCTCTTGCAATTCTTTTTTTCTTTTTTGTTTTCCCGAACTAATAGTATTAAAAAAATCAGATAAATCTTTTGAATTATCTTCAAAATTCACTTATTATTACTCCTCATCTTCTAAATTAAACATTGTTGCGGTAACTTCTGGTCTTACCGAATTGATTTTTTCTGAAGCTTTTGAGAAAAGAATTTCTTTAATCTTATCAGAAACATCTGATGGTGATGATTCACCAGCAATCATATCTACTAATTCTTCCATAACTATGCAAAATTAACTATTTTTATTTATATCTCTCCCTGACTACCCAATTCAACTCCTGTTTGGGCATCAGTGAGTCCACCTTCTTGTGGAATATTACCAAAATTATTTGAAGATGGTTGTCCAGGAGGCATACCCATCATAGGATTCATTGCTAAAGATGGGTCAGGAATAATTCCATCTTTAATTTCTTTTTTAATTTGCTTGTCAATTTCTAAAATTTCACTATCAGTTTGACCAAGTATCTTTGACCTTACATACTGTGATGAAAAATAACGACCAACATATGGTTCCATTGCTGCAACAACACCCAACTTATCGTTCATTAATTCATTTTTCTTCAAATCTGAAAAATGATTATCATAAACATAGTCAAATTGAATGTGATCACTTAAGGTTTTCCAATCTTCTGGTGTTACAATATTCTTAAGAATTAACTGAGTTTTCAACATATCAATAAAGATTTGAGAAAATCTTTTTCTCAGTCTTCCGACAAATCTTGTGAATTTTAATTCATCTCTAAGAATTTCTGATGAACGTCCAAGATTAAATCCTCCACCAGCATCAAGACGAGTTGGGGGAACACCTAAAGAATCATAAAGTTTTTTCTGGAAATATTCAATATCAGCAAGTTCTCCAAGATTCTGACCACCAGGAAGAGTTGTGATTTCAGTTCCTCTGCCACCTTCTCTTCTTGGAAGCCAAAAATCTTCAAGCATTGCCATATATTTTCGGTCATCTTTAATTTCACCAGTGTCTGCATTGTATACTAACTTGTTACGATAACGATTCATCACATCACGGAGATATTGCTCTGCCTTGATTTTTGGAAGATTGCCAACATCA